CCTTTCTGTCCTCGAACTACATAGCGTTTGAAACGGTAACGCCGCAAATGTGGCAAAAGGAATTCGGTCTTTTAACAGGCCAACTTAAAGAAACAACCGGCAAGCGTGAATTCACCAAAACGGAAAAGAAGCGTTGTCATTATGAAAAGGCTCAGGAGCTATTTCCTCATATCAAAATGACACACGCACTAGCGGACGCACTACTGATTGCCGAATTCAATCGGAGAAATGCATGAGTTCTGTTAGACGCGAAGCAGCGATCATTCAAACGCTTGAACGGCTACTTACATGCGAGCCTCAAGACATAGACGAGATTGCTAAACATGTCGACGTTAGTCGGACGTACGTTCGGCAGTGCCTCAACAGCATGGCTAAGTGGGGTATCGCTAAGAAACAATCCCGATATCAGGTCAGAAATCGCTGGACGGGAGAATTTCGCATCGTCAACGAAATTGATAGAGAAGCTGGTGACTGCTTACACGCTCACCACTCACCGCTGTATTGGAAGGAATCACAATGAAAGCGTTTTTCACAAAGCCAGGGACACGGGAACGAGCGATGATTCGCACAAACACAATCGACGCTGTGTGTCCGCTTAAGCCCGTTCTTGAATCGGATGGTTTTATTGAAGTCGGCCGGATTCAGTTTTGGAAACATGTATTTTTTTGGTGGAAGAAATAACACGTAGTGAAATCGGGTTGGTGGCATTTTTTTTACATATACAACTTCCATCGAACGTTGCGATGTTGGCTTTCATTTTCACTGTAATCGTTTTGGGGAAAGTAAAACTTCGATGAAGGGTTTAGATAGGTTTTATGAGCTAGTTACTACTCAGATGGGGATAGCCATCACGGAATACAAACTTGGAAACATTTGGCTATGGCCTGATCGCTTCGAATTCACATTTGCTAGCGGTGAGAGTTTTTATGCTGACAGTGACCAATGCTTCGGTTACGGATTGTTTCTTTCGAGGGAAGAGGACGTTGATGAGGATATCTTTGATGCAACAATCATCGACGTTACTTCTGCGGTTTCCTTTCGAGTTCAAACAGAACTCGGTGCTGTACTCAACGAGTCAACGATAAAAGAGTGTGAATTACTTCTGGATGCGTATCACGAGTGCATGCATGCAAACAGATATTCCTCAAGCGAGTTGTTGAATTGAAAGGAACATAAAAACAAATGGTAAACCAAGATATCAAATCAACAATCGTCAGCTATCAGACACGTATCGACGGTTTGATACAGCAGGCTGAAAAATTGTTTGACGAATGGTGGACGTTCGCTGCCGCTAACAGAAAAGAAGTTAAAACGGCACTGTATCCAAAACAAAACTGCATTTACGAATTAACTCGGGAAGGTAAAGAAAAGTTTAATTTTGATGACGATGCCGAAAAGCCCACCACGTATGTACGTGTTACTTCGACCCGATGGGGCAATATCGAAAGCTTTCGCTTCTTCAGGAGTGTCGGTGACAAACGACTCGTTGACATTTACCCACGAATTAAAGGTGTGCTTTTAGACTCGGACTTTCAAGAAGTTTACCGATGCCATGACGACATTTCAATTCGCTGGTTAGGCGACGAGGCAAGCAAGGACGATGCAAAAAGCGGCAGTGCTAAACCGACTTACGTTTATGTAATGATCGACAAAAACACTGGTTTGTACAAGATCGGTAGGTCTGTTACGCCAAACAAACGCGAACGAACGCTACAGAGTGAAAAACCTACGATTGAAATGCTGTTTTGTTATCCCGCGATTAATAATGACGAAAAAGTCTTGCACGACATGTTTAAGGACAAACGTTATCGCGGCGAATGGTTTTCATTAAGTCACATAGACTTAAACAAGATCAAACGATACTTCGCTCTCAAGGTCGAGTATCTCAGTCTCGACGAAAAAAACGAACTAAATAGGCAGTTATATGAGTTCGAAGACACGTACGGTGGTCTGGAGCAAAACGTATGATCACAGTCGGCGGTGGACAGAGCTAAACGAATAAAGGCATTAGGAAACGCGGTAGTACCGCAGGTTACACAGTTCATCGGGGAATGGATTCTCACAAATGAGCGCACTAAAGATTTGCCCGTTTTGTAAATGTGACGCAATCGAGGTTTTAGAGAATAGCGAACTCTGTTGGGTTCATTGCATGCAATGTGACGCAGACGGCCCTCCGGATACATCGATTGATCGCTGTATTGATTTATGGAATAGCGCGTTACGACCGCAGGAGGTACTCAATGATAATTCTAAATGATCTTGAAACCATCCTTTTAACGCCTCCACGCACCGCTAGCTTCGCGTTACACACCGCCCTATGCAAACGTCCAAATACCTTTTGGTGCATGTCTATCGACCCTCATGGTTATCAGAATCGGTATGGCACACATATCCCGCACGAGTTTAAATCGTATCGTCAGGTATTAGTGGTTAGGAATCCGTACACTCGGCTATTAGGATTGTTTGACGAATACAACCGCTACCTAATCGGCAATCAAAAGAAACCGATAACGCTAATCGAGTTTCTAGATCATCGGAAATCTTTGTGGTGGCGATATCATTGGAATATCTCGCGATGGGTTCAGGGAATGGACGTTACCGGCATGATTCACGTAGAGAGTTACGCTGCCGATCTAAAACGGGTGCTTGGCCTTTCAATTCGTTTACCTAAACCAGAGATTTCGCGATCTAAATGGATGAACGATTTTAAGTGTGTCGACTATCAGCGGTTGGTTGACTTGTATCATGATTTATTACCAGACGTAATTTACGGATACGACCGTAAAGCCCTAACACCTTTAATTGCGAAAATGTTTAACCATGGCTCTTAAGTTGCGATTAAAACGAGGAGATCGTTTGGTGATTGGCTCAGGGTTTTTAGAAGTCGAAAAGGTCACCAAGACTACTACCCACGTCAGTGTCGAGGCCCCGGAGGAGATCGCAATTTTCATACGCCGCAAAACTGCTTGCACGAAAAAAGATAATACCGTACAAAACAATTAGTCGTTTAACGACTTCTTCGAATCGAGAGTTCAACCGTGGAACGGTTACAGCTAGGGCTTGCTGTGACCGTTCTTTTTTTTTGCCCACAAGGAAAAACCATGGCAACTGACATGACAGACAGAGGTCGTTACCTCCTACTAAAGTATGCTTTTGATGCTGAAAGCGTACCCTCCACGTACAAAATGAAGCTTGTAACTGATGCAAGCGTTACCAAGGCGACGGACACCTTCAGTTCTCTTTCAGAATGTCCAAATGGCTCTGGTTATACGACTGGAGGAATCGATTTGACTGCCTCCAATTTCACGGTAACTGAGGTCGATGGAACAGTCTCGGCGAAAGCCGAGGTGGCCGACAATCTTGCTCAATGGACTGCCACTGGCACGTTCCCAGCGTCCGGAACTGGTGTTACGTTTCTTGTCATTACTGACAATACCGGAAGTGACAACGTCCTTGGATTTATCGATCTCGGCGGTGCGCAAACAATGACAGAAGACGGCGTGCTAACTGTTAACGATATTGAGTTCCAAGTAAACGCGAGCTAACGATGGAATTGTTGCTTCAGATTAATTCTGTGAGTGACAATCCCGATGCGTTCCAAGACGGCGATGTGATTGATGCGATAAGTATCAGTCGTATTCGCCTAGCTTGGGCGGCTCATCTTTGTCACCCGAAAAACTTCGATACTAATGTCGCATCTGGTTTGCGTGAACACGGCACTGCCTGCGAGCAGTACTTTAATGTTGTTAGCCGTTATCGTTTTACCAGACTCGATTACAACACAGTTGCACGATTAGATTATCAAACGGGCGAAACAAAAGAATTTGATCAGAACGCTGATGAGAACGGTGAACGGATAGACGTTCAGGTTTACCTCGACAAAATAACTAAACACAAACATCACAAAGTGTTTGGTTCTCCTGGCTCTGAGGTTTGGTACAGCCAATTGCGATCCGATGTCAATCACGGTTCCGTTTGGGATACCGTCGAGTCGGCTTTGCAAATCAATCGAGCCGATTATTCGAACTGGATGTTTACCCCGCTCGAAAAGATTATGTTTTTGCCTGTCAGGGTAAGTAGCAATTCTGAAGTCAGCGATCCAACTGCATCGGAGCGGCGTGATCATTACGCAATTGAACTTGATCCAATCGACGACGAGCCGCAAGAACAAATTGTTCTGCGCCGCAAATACCGAATTCCCTACTGGGATTTGAGCCAAGAACTAGGCATCGTTGTCGACGATGTTCGTTCAACGAAACCTGTCGATGCTCGCGAAGCTTCCCCACACATGGATTCAACCTTAGATGCGAAGGACTTAAGCGCATGGCAACTGTGACTTGCTCAATCGGCCAAAGTTCTTCTCTTGGAACAATAACACCATCCAGCTGTTCAGCGGTTAGCGGAACGAGCGACGAATGGGATGTAACCTTTTCAACCTCCCCAATGCCGGCGGTAGCAGTCGGTGATACATGGAACGCTTCGGATTACAGCGGCAGCGATTATACGTTTTTGTTCATACCGGTCGGCAGCGGCTACCGATTAAAGTATGTCGGCGGTGGATGGAGTGTTACAAGCCCTTGTTCTGTAACGGATTTTATGGGCAATCAAGCCTCGGGAACACTCAATCGAGCATTTTCGACTTTAAGCTCTTGGGAATCGTCCTTAGATTCCGGCGATTTCAGCAATCTATATTCCTCGGGCGACGATGCGGTCGGCGAGTGTTATGACGATGCGACTTCGTTTGACTGGAATGTATCGTTCACAGGCGCATCGTCTTTAGGAAACATCAAACTAACGGTTGCCGATGGAGAACGTCACGGCGGCGATGAGTCCTCCGGTGTGACAATCGCATACACGGGAACATCCCGTAAAACGATTCAAATCAACCGTGATGATGTGACCGTCGAATGGCTTGTGTTAGATTTCACAAGTGCGAACAATGCAAATTTTGACGGTATTTTTGTCGAAGACTCAAAAGATACCGACATCATAATTCGTAACAACATTTTGCACGGGTTCGACTCCCAAAATGATCGTGTGTTAGGGATCAGAATGACGACTGGCGATTCGTCATCGACCCAATCAGTGCTTAACAATGTTATCTATGATTTCTATCAAAATAACGATCACGCTATAGCTTTAGCGGTTTTCGACGCTGACACGAAGTACGAGGTATACAACAATACTGTTTACAAAATGATCTCGGGATCGAACAACGATTACGGAATAGGTTTTAACAACCGTGGCAATCACGTGTTGATGAAAAACAACATTGCTATTGAGTGTCGCAACAACAATTCAAGCGCAACGTATTCGAAGTGTTTCAGAAACTACTCTGGTACAACCGACGACGACACGAAACGAAACTACAATTACTCGTCCGACTCGACAGCACTAGGAACGGACTCGTATACGTCACAAACAGCCGCCAATACATTTCAGAGTGTAACCGGGGCTATCGATTTAAGTCTCGTCAGCGATTCTAACGCGGTTGATAACGGACTCGATCTCGGTACGACAAACGGAGTCAACATCGATGTCACTGGCCGTGACCGTGATGCTGATACTAATTGGTCAATTGGTGCTTATCAATTTAATGATCCCGACATTACGATAACCGCTGACCCGATGACTAGCGTTGGTATCCTGGGAACACCAACGGTTACCAAGTCTACTGTTATCGCCGCTGACCCAATGACATCTATTGGGCTTTTGTCTGGAAGTTCGTTCGAGTCTATCACCGTTTCCGCAGCGGCGATGACTTCGATAGGAACGATAATAGGTTCACCCTCCGAAGCGATTACTATTTCCGCGTCGGCAATGGTATCGGTTGGCCTGTTGAGTGGTAACTCATCCGAAGCCATAACAATAACAGCATCGCCGATGACTGCCGTTGGCCTGCTTAATGGATCGTCGACTGAGGCAATTACCGTCTCAGCATCACCGATGGTGTCCGTCAGTAATCTGTCTGGATCAACCAGCGAAGCTATTACGATTTCTGCCTCGCCAATGAGTTCTGTTGGCCTGCTAAGTGGATCAGCGACAGAGGCGATCACGGTTTCCGCATCGCCGATGGTTTCTGTCGGTACGATGACGGGAAGTCGAATTGGAAACGTCACTGTCACCGCAGACCCGATGGTATCCGAATCTACGCTTCTCGGAACTGTTGTAGAACAGATAACCATTAGTGCCAGCCCGATGATTGCTGTCGGAACTTTGACAGGTTCATTAATTGGCGATGTAACGGTAAACGCAAGTCCGATGATTTCTGATGCATTACTGCTAGGCAGTCGCGTTGGAGGTTACGAAGTTCTATACATCACGAATGCTAGGCTCAACCGGTCGACGATTAATTGTTCGATTAGTCTTTCTACAATCACAGACGCAATTTTAAAGGAATAACATGCCTACTCAACTAAAGAACAGTGCCGGCGATTACGTGACAATTAACTCTGGTGAGAGTTGCAATTTGAGTGGAACGCTTAAAGATACAGCCGGAGCCACGATAACATCTATTAGCACTCTTAAGCTAACGCTGTTCGATGAGTCATCTGGAGCAATTATTAATTCACGCAAAAACCAAGACGTGAATGGCGCGAATGGCGGTACGTTCAGTAGTGGCACTTTTACGATTGAACTAGATGGTTCCGATACAACTGCGGTTGGTGACATTGAGGATACCAAAACACAGAATCGAATTGCTCGAATACAGTGGAGTTATTCCGATGGCGATTCAACACGAACCAACGAACAGGAATTCTATTTCCCAATCTACAAACCAAAAACAACTACTGGTGCAGGCAGCGGTTCAAACGAAATCACTTACACCGTAACAGATAGCTCTAGCAATCCAGTCGGCGAAGCAACTGTTTACATTTCAAGCGATCTGGCAGGCGAAGCCATAGTTGCCGGTCCCGTCCTAACCGATGTCTCCGGAGTTACTCCAACGCTTTACCTAGACGCTGGAACCTATTACTCGTGGAGCAGTCACGCAGATTATTCCTTTACAAATCCAGCTAAGTTCACCGTTTCCTAACTCAACCTCGGGGGAGATATGAGTACAGGTTATGAAAAGCATCGTGAAACGATGCGCAAACGTGCTGCCGAGCAATCGTATGGTGGTCGCGATATAGCCCCACTTCCTAAAGTGCGAAGTGGTCGCCGCAAGGGTGCATGCAAAAAGAACTTTCGGAAGTTCTGTGAAACCTACTTCGAAGGTACTTTCCACCTCGGCTGGAGTGATGATCACCTGCACATCATAGAACGCATTGAGACGGCTGTATTGAAGGGTGGCCTGTTCAGCCTGGCTATGCCGCGTGGCTCTGGGAAGACCTCTCTCTGTGAGACTGCGGCCATCTGGGCGATTCTTTACGGCCATCGCAAGTCAGTCGTCCTGATCGGTGCATCGGAAGATGCCGGAGCCATGATGCTTGACAGTGTCAAAGCCGAAATTGAAATGAACGAACTGTTGGCGGCTGATTTTCCGGAGGTGTGTTACCCAATTGAAAAGCTTGATGGGATCGTAAACCGAACCGCAGGTCAGCTTTACAAAGGAAAGCGAACTCATATTACTTGGACAGCTAAGGAAATAGTTCTACCTACAATTCCTAAGTCCGTTGCATCTGCCGCAATCGTAAAATGTGCCGGAATCACCGGCCGTCTCAGGGGTATGAAGTTTAAACGTCCCGATGGGGAGTCCGTTCGACCTGACTTTTGTATTATCGACGATCCCCAGACTGATGAGTCGGCTCGAAGCCCATCTCAATGTGCTACCCGCGAAAACATTTTAGCCACCGCCATTCTTGGGTTAGCCGGTCCAGGGAAAAAAATGAGCGGCATCATGCCGTGTACGATCATCCGTCCAAACGACATGGCGGCTAACATTCTTGATCGCGAAAAACATCCTGAATGGCATGGTGAACGAACACAATTAGTGTACAAATGGCCTGATGATGCCGAGGCATGGAATAAGTATGCGGAGATACGGCGTGATGATTTGAAAGCCGGCGGTGATGGTAGTAAAGCAACGGACTTCTACAAAAAGAATCGTGAAAGCATGGATGCTGGCAGTGTTGTCGCATGGGCTGAACGGAAAAACCCCGATGAACTATCCGCACTACAGCACGCATACAACTTGATGCTGACAAACGGCGAAGCGGCATTCTATTCTGAATACCAGAATGCTCCACAAGTTGACGAAGTGATGAGCGATTTACTTTCAGTCGACGAGATAGCCTCCAAAGTCAACGGTCTGAAGCGAATGGAAGTTCCGAATGACGCGGAGCGGATCACTACTTTTATTGATATTCAGCAGAAGTGCTTGTATTACGTTACTACCGCTTGGACAACAGGGTTCACGGGTTATGTAATCGATTACGGAGCGTATCCGGATCAAAAGCTTCAGTACTTTGAGTTATCCAAAGTGACAAAAACACTTGCCCGAGCCAAGCCAGGAGCGGGAGTTGAGGGTGCAATCTATGCCGGGCTGGCTACGTTAACAGATCAGATACATTCTAACGTCTACAAACGCGATGACGGAGCCGAGCTTACGTGCGACTTGACGCTCATTGACGCGAACTGGGGTACATCAAGTGAAGTTGTTTATCAACTCTGTCGTAACACTAGCCATCGGGGCAAAGTTATGCCGGCTCATGGCCGGTACGTTGGTGCAAGTAGTAAACCGTTCTCAGATTATGCTCGGCGTAAGGGTGAACGGCTCGGTTACAACTGGCGAATACCCTCGACTAAAGGCAAACGAGTTGTGCGGCATGTCTTGTTCGACGCAAACTTTTGGAAGAGCTTCGTTCATGCTCGCTTTTCACAATCTCTCGGCGATTCCGGTTGTGTTTCACTGTTTCAGGCCAAGCCTGCACGGCATCAAATGTTTGCAGATCAGATGCACTCGGAATACCGCATTAGAACTAGCGGCCGAGGAAGAGAAGTCGACGAATGGAAACAACTACCAAGCCGGCCGGACAACCACTTGCTTGACTGCATGTCTGGGACGGCTGTAGCGGCCAGCATGCAGGGTTGTAGCCTTGCCGGCATTCAAAACAAAAACGCTGATGACATTGCGGCTCATCGCGAACGAAACAATACCAACCGTACCAGACGTGAGCGCGTTACTTATCTATAAGGGGATAGAGACATGGCTAAAAAGAAAGTTGCAAGAAAGAAAGCGGGGCGACCTAAAGGTTCAGCTAATAAAGTGGTCGATACGCTAGAGGTCGATGCAAGCCGCTGCGGCCGTTGTGGGTCAACAAAACGGACAAAATATACAAATCATCGTAAAATTTTGATCTCAGGGGTCACCCCCAGCGGAAGAATCTATGATAAAGTGGTCTGGAGAAGAACGAAATGTCTCAACTGCGGCCAATGGCGAGACGATAAAACTTTCGAGTCTGATGAATAGCACATAGGCTTCGGCCTATTTCCCCGATCAGGTTTAGTTTACACCATATCCTTTCCTGGTCGGGGTTTTTTCATGCTCAGGGGGTTCTGAGTCAAAACAATACACCACCTTTACGGCCACCACCCCCCCGTGCAATAAACAAAGTCTTCGGTTACTCCTACT